CTCTTGCCGTGGGCGGCCAGGGCGTCCCCGATCCCCCCGATTCCGATCTTGATGGCGCCGAACGCCCCACCCAGTCCCACCAGCGCGCCGGCGGCAGCGGCGGCGGCACCCCCCACGGCCAACAGTGCGGGGGCCAGCGCCACGAAGGCGCCACCTGCGGCTGCGGCTGCGGCAGTTGCCATCAGCAGCGCCTGTACGATCACCCCGATCGCCGAGCCCACCGGTCCGCCGGCTGAGGAGATCTGCCCGAGGCCCTGCACCACGTCCTGGCCGAAGCGCATGGCCGCCGCACCCGCGTTGCTCAGGGCGTCCATCAGGGTGTTGCCGATGGTGCTCGCCAGCTTGCCCGCCACCGCCGTGGCACCACCGAGCCCCCCACCACGGCTGTCGTCACGGAAGATGCGTCCCATGCCGTCAGCGGCATCCTTCGCCCGCTCCTTGACGCGCCGTAGCGACTGCTCCAGACCGCCGAATCCGGAACGGTCCGCATCCACCTTGACGTTGATGGTCACGTCATTGCTCATGGTCCACCTCCCCCCTCTCCTCGTCCGCCCGGCCGCCGAGCCGCTCTATCTCCAGCAGCCGCAGCAGGTCGCAGTCCTCGGCGCGCACCTGACTGGGCAGGCAACTGAACTCTCGGCAGATGCCGAGGATCAGTTGGGCGTATTCAAGTTCGCGTGGCTTGCCGACGGGATCTCCATCGGCATCAACCCCTCCGGGGACGGCTCGCCATCGGGCGAGCCTTGCGGCAAAGGGGCGTTCACCTGGTTCACCGCCTCCTGCCACGCCTGAAGGATGGCGGTCACCAGTTCCACCCCCTCCGCGGCCACGTCCGCGCAGGGAACAGGAACCCCGTCATCGGTGAGGTTCCAGCTCACGATCCCTTCCTGGACGATGCCGGCCAGGGAGGGGAGCATGGTGAGGTTGTCCTGTTCCTCCTTGGCGTACAGCCGCCCGATCTCTTCCAGGGTGCCGATGCTCATGGGGCGCATGCGCACTTCCAGGCCTGCCCAGAAGCTGCCTTCCGGCCAGGTGAGCCGGTAGATCCGGCGTTCGAATCCCATGCCTCAGCTCCAGGTGGGTACGGCGCCGTTGGCCAGCGACAGCGGCGCCGTGAAAGTGAGTTCACCGGACGCCGCTCGGGTGAGGTTGTAGTCGGTGGCCACGCACTCCACCGCCAGCGTCTGACCGGAGATGTTCAGGCTCACCGTGCGCTGCACGTCCGTGGACGACACCGTCTTGAACACCGCATGCGCCTGGCTCGCCGCGTCGTTGAACACCCCGTTGAGGGTGATGGAGAAGTCGGCCAGCAGGGTGAGGCGCTCGATGGCGCTCTTGTCCACACCGGTCACGTCCTGTACCGCGCGAGGGGTGGAGAACTGGAAATTCGTGATGTCGTTGCGGATGTCCTTGGCGCTGCCCGCGCTGTCGTCCACGCTGAGCGTGGTGATGGCGAGACCGGATTCCTTGGCCATTGATGATCACCTATCCTTTGTTCTGTGCGTCGATGATGGCCTGCTGGTTCTCGCCCAGTCGTTCCACCCATTCCTCGCCGCGAATGGCGCGCGCTCCCCGTACGTAGATGGCCCCGTCGTGCAGGGTTACGTGGTCCCCCCACTTCGGGGCGAACCCCAGGCCGCTCTTGAGGGTGAACACCGGTGGCCGGTCCAGCGGTACGCGGTGATCGGCGAAGCACTGCTGGCCGGCCGGGAAGGTGAAGGTCACCAGGTGTCCATTCTGTTCGGCCGTCCAGCGTCGCTTCCCGTCGTTCTTCACCACCAGCCGGGCCAGCTCGCGTTGCTGTGGGATGGAGGTGTCCAGCGGGGTCTTCCAGCCGTGGGCGTACGCCTGACAGTTCACTTCCTCGCACCGCGCCGCGCGGGTGTGGGTGGTCTTCGGCAGCACGATGCCGTACGTGTCGAACGCTCGTTCAGGAAGTTGGGGGCGCATCAGAACACGATTCCGGCAGTCTCGTTGCGGCACATGGCCACCGCGAACAGTGCCTCGGTGAAGGTGCCCGTGGTCACCACCCGCACGTACCGGCGGATGGTGGCGTTGTTCGCCGTGGCCAGGCGCTGCCAGGTGGGGGCTGCCGCGCTGGTGACCGCCGTGAAGGTCATCCCGCTCACGGTGGCGAAGCTGACGTTGTCCGCGCTGTCCTCGATGGCCACCGTCACGCTGGTGCCGGTCACGCTCTCCACGTTCAGGTAGAACTGGGCGCCGAATGCGCTGCTGGCGCCACCGTCCAGCGCGGTTCCGTTGGTGGCTGTGGTGTCCGCCCGCTGGCCGGCCGTCAGTTGCTGGCACCACTCGATGCCGTACGCGTTGCCCTGTGCGGCCACTGCGAACGTGAGCGATCCGTCGTTGCCTCGGGTGGGGTCGTAACCGATCTGCTTGGCCACCAGGCACGCGGCCGGGTTGCCGAGCGTGATCCCGTGCAGATAGGTGACCAGCGCGTCCGTGGTGGGCAGCGGGGACAGTGTGACGTGTGCGGCACCTGCCACGTCGTTGAAGTACGCCACGAAGTTGATCAGTCCGTCGCGGTTCAGGTACTGCCGCTCGATGGCGCTCTTGTTGATCCCCGTGTTCTCCCACACCCCGCGAGGGCAGGCGATCGAGCCGACGGAGTTGATGTCACCGGACACCGGGCGCCCACTGATGATCAGGTGATCCCCGAGACCACTGGATTTCGCCATCTACGGTGCCTCCACATAAAGATCGTTGATCACGAGTGGGAGATTGATGGTCATCACCCGGTAGGTACGCCCCGACTCGCCCTGCCTCGCACCGATGGTGAGATAGCCTGCCTGCACTCCCAGGGGCGCGCCGTTGGCACCTCGGATGTCCACCATGCGCAGGGCGCCGCTCAGGGTGAAGTTGCCGATGTAGGCGGCCAGGAGGGTGTCCACCGCATCGACGGCCGTGGGGTCGATGATGTCCGGGGTCTCGCTGAACGCGCTGTGGTACACCCGCACGAACAGCTCTGCCCGCATGCTGGTGCTCGCCAGCCCGGAGGCCACCGGTCGCAGATCGTTCACCCACACCGCGCAGGAGAGCCCGTTGCCGGGCGCGCCGGTGAACTCCCCGCCCTGCACCTGATCGAAGTGTCCGGTGGCCGCCGCATGGGACACCACGGCGTTGATGAGCGTGGCCATCGTGCTCATCCGTTCAACTCCCGCACCATCCGGAACACTTCACCCTGCACGATGCGGGTGGAATCGCGGTCCAGCCGCTGCGCCATTCGCCGGAAGGTGGCGTATCCCTTGAACCGGGTGGTGCGGTTGCGCTCGCTGGTGCCTTCCAGCCAGGGGCCGTACACCACGCCACCATCGGTGATCACGTGCCGGCCGTACATCTCCCGCGTGGTGATCTGGGTGCGGTAGTACGGGGTCTCCCGACGCAGCACCTGCATGAGTTCGGTGCGCACCATGTCCGCGCCCTCTTCGGCCAGGTGCTCCTCCATGTCCCGGGCACTGCGCACCACGATGGACGGACCCTGCCCGTTGAACAGGGGGCCGCCAGTCTCCACAGAGGTGCGGATCATGACGCACGTTCCACGTACGCCCGTTTGCCCTCACGAAAACGCAACTGAATCCGGGACTTCCCGGCAAAGTCGTACTCCGCCCATCCGTCGGACTCCCCGCCAACCTGACCGATGTCATGGGAGGTCTTGACGCTTTCCAGGTCATCCGAATCAAACACAAGCACGTGGCCGTGAAAGGGAATGCGGATCTCGCTCATACCGCGGCCATCCTCACTGGGCGCCCGAAGGCTTCCTCCACGCGCGCTTCCAGGTTGCGGATCCCCCCGCGGCCGGCCGCACGCTGATTGTCCTCGGTGCCGATGGTGCGTGCGTAGGCCGCACGTTCCTGCTCTCGGGTGTCCAGGCCGTAGGCGATGGTGAGGCGCTCCGCCAGGGCGGGGGGCTGCCAGATGTTCACCACGTCCCCGCTGGTGTGTGCCGCTGCCGTACTGCCCAGCGCGCCGCGCTCCACCGTGCAGGCGCGCGCGTACATGATGGTGGCGCCGCTGTGGGCGGCCAGGGTGGTGCCGTCCACAGCCCGCTTCACCGTCAGCGTGTTGCCGCTGATGTCCTGTACCAGCACCCGTTCGCTCTCGATGAGCAGGGTTTCTCCGCGGAAGAACGCGCTGCCGGTGGTCACCGCCAGACTCTGCGCACTCACGGACGAGGTGAGGGTGCCGGTCTGGGTGGAGGTGACCCAGTCCCGCTCGGTGACGATCATCCGTTCGGTGCCTACCCGCACCAGGGATCCCACTCCCACCGGGGCATTGATCGTCACTGATGTGGTGCTGGTGTTGGGAGAACTCCCCAGCGTCCAGGTGCTCAGGGTGCGCTCGATGTCGGTGTGCCCCCACAGCCCGGTGACCGACAGTGATTGCTGTCCAATCCCGTCACCGATGGTGAGCACCGCATCGGTGCTGCGATCAATGTCGATGGCGTGGTACGGGGGGCCGCTCTCCGGTGGCCACAGCAGCACGCTGCTGGTGATGGTCACCCCACCCGAGACGACGGCGGTCTTGCTGATCAGTTTGTGCGGACCCAACCAGAACCGGAAGTTGCCGTCGTTGTTCGGTGCCGGCCAGTCGAACAGCCGAGTTCCCTGCCAGGGGGCCAGGCCGGGGCGGGTGGCGTCACCGCGCCGGATGAGGCGGTCCACGTCCCGCGAGGAAGCTTCGACGATCGCGTCCGCCTCATCGCTGGCGTAGGCGACGCCCTTGATGTCGGCAGCGCGCATGAAGCGCTCACGCGTGGTGTACCACGCTCCCATGACCATCCTGCTTTCGGGACGGGGAGTAGCTGATCAGCAGAGTAGCAGTGAAACGATCTAAAGCCGGTGGTCGTACAGCGACTTCCCTGCGTAGTCGTACAGTTCGCCGCCGAATACGCAGTGCAGCACCCCGCGCACGTCTTCCAGGATGTGGCCGTCCACCGGGCAGGTGGACGGCCGTTCCGCGCGTTCCTGGGCAAGAAGCTCCTCGTTGACGCGCAAGATCGCGCCGTACGTCTCCCACCCGGTGCTGGTCATGCGATCCGGTTGTTCCGGCGGGCACCGCGCGGCTTGGACTCCGGCTTCGACTTCGGCTCGTTGTTCTCGTGCGCATCCCACGACTGAACGTCGATCATGGCGTTCATCTCATCCCGGGCGCCCTGCCGCTCGTAGTGCTTCACCAGGCGCCGATCGTCGTCCGGGTCCGGCGAAGTGCCGTCCGCCAGGCGGGCGACGCGCTCCTCGTAATCCTTCTGCGTCAGTTTCATGCGATCACCCTCCGCTGTACTCCGTGGTGTTCCACGAACCAGTACCCGCGGCCTCGCCGATTGCCGTCACCACGTTGTTGTAGACCGGAGTGGGGAACACGAACGTGGTGCCGGCGGCCACGATCACCGTGTTCGCCGTGGTGGTGGTGGCCGCACTCGCCGAGAAGAAGATGTACAGCTTCTTGTCGGTATTGTTGGTCACCGACCGGAATGTGCTGTTACGCACCAGGCTGAACAGCGTCACGCTCGTAGCCGAGTAGGCAACCGTGGCGTTGATCGGCGAGACGGCCGTCCGGGTGGTGGTCATGGCTACGCGGCCACCAGCGTGGCGCCCGCGGAGAGCGGCACCCACGTGCACCCGATGGTCACCACGCCGTTGGCCGCGTTCGGCAGGATCTCCACCTGGCCGATACCCACCACCCAGCAGATGTCGTGCCGGCCACCGCGCAGGAACTTGCTGGCCGCCGTGGTCCCCTGGTCCAGACCCACGATGGTGCCCACCGCCGTGTCGGTGGTACCCAGGTCGGTGGCGGTCACTAGCGTGACCGTGTCCCCGGTGGTGGGGTTGTTCTGCAACGCCACCGTGCCGGAGTCCGTGCTGATGGCCGTGGTCACCTTCAGCCACACACTGGTGATCATCACCTCCCCACCCGCGATGGTGAACACCGGAATGGCCGTGGAGGCCAGGGTGCCGGAGGACTTGGTGACCGGCCCCAGTCCCAGCACGGTCGCGGCGAAGGCCGCGCCCTTGTTGGTGATAGTCATAGGTCAACCTTCCTAGGCGTTCGCCGCGCCGGGGCGCAGCAGGTTCGGGAGGTTGACCGGCTTGCGCTGGTAGCGCAGTTCGTGCGTGAGGTACAGGCAGGCGCCCAGGTGCGCGGTGCTGGTGGTGCTGGACGCCACCAGGGACACGTGGGTGTAGCCGTCGCCGAGTTGCGAGGCGCGCACCTCGATGACCACGATGTTCTGCTTGTCACCGTAGGTGGCGCCGGTGAGCGTGACCTCGCTGGCCTCGCTCTGGGTTACCTTCGCCCAGATCTCGTCATTGTCGAGAACGGCTTCGCTCTTGATGTAGTAGTGGTCGATGCCGTACGAGGTGGCCACCGCCGTGGAGTCCAGGTCGGCACTGGTGCCGCTGGTGTATGCGGTGTGCTGCTGAACGTCCAGCACCACGTCGTCCGTGGCGCCCACGGCCAGGAAGACCACGAAGGTGATGGCGTCGCACCCCTGCATGCTGATGCGCTTGCCGGTGGCTCCGTCAGAGGTGTTGAGGTCCACCGGAACCCAACCGGTACCGATGTCGAACAGTCGCCCGAGGGCTTCCATGGTGCTCCCCTTTCCTAGGGGTTAGTCCCTACCGGGTGCGGGGGGGTCCCGCACCCTCGGGATGAGCGGTACTGCGAATGCTCAGCAAGTAGCCTGAGCTGTGAAAACTCGTCTACTTGCCGCGTTGCTCGAATCTGTCGTCAAGCAAATCAGCGCGTGGCGAGCTGGATGAACGCCGACAGGGTAGGTCCGTTGTTCTGCGGGGTGAGCGCGGCCAGCAGACCGGGCTGACCGTCCACCTCCTCGATGATCCGGAAGTCCGTCTTGTCGGTACGGAACGAGGAGTGTTCGCTGGTGGCCAACTGCATGGCCATCGTGTCGCCCACGATGTACTTGCTCCAGTCGTTCAGGGAGATGTCCCCCTGGTCGCCGAGCACGGCCGGCGTCTTGCGGGTCCACCGGATCGGGATACCCAGCATGGTCATCGGCAGCTTGGACGGGCCGGACCCCTCACCGATCATCACGGCGGAACCCCCGGTACCCACCGGCAGCGCCATGGTCATGATCTGCGGAAGGGCGTCCGGGGTGATGTCCCACTCCGCACTGCCGTACGACTCCGGCAGCAGCCGGGAGAACATGTCCAGGATGTTCTGCCAAGTGATGGTGTCCGCGGTCTGGCCGCTCTCCGCGCTGGCCACGATGAGCGCGGGGTTGGCCGCGTGCAGGCCACCAAGCGGCTTCTTCGCGCCGTCACCGCTCATGAAGCCGAGGTCCTCGAAGTGCGTGACGGCGGCCGGCATGGCGGTGCGGATCCACTGGTCCAGCGCCGGAGCGTGGCGCAGGATCTCGTTCGGGACGCTGGCGTAGCCGCCGAGCTTATGGGCGTTGAGGTCCACGGTGGCGAAGGTGCCGCTGGTGGCGGGGATGGACTGGCCTTCGTCCAGCCAGCTCATCGCGATGCCGCCGAACACCTCGCCCACTTCCGTGGTGAAGTCCACGGCCGGCCAGCGGAACTTGCTGCCCGGCATGGGCACCACGATGGCCTGGGGGCGCACCACGGCGGCTTCCAGAGCGCGGGTCATGATGTCGGAGCGCACCTGCTCCGGCACCAGGAAGCCACCCTCCGAGGGGACCGCCTGGCTGTAGGCGTTCACGAACTCGGTGTACTGGTCCATCCGGGCGCGCGACTCCGCGCTCTGCCGAGGGGTGCCCACGGCCAGCACGTCCTGAAGCATCTGGGTGGCGGACTTCCAGATCTTCTCAGTGTGCACGCCGATGGCCTCGCCGTTACGGGCGGTGCCCGCGCGCAAGGCGCGCTCGTTGGCGGGGGCGAGATCGAGCCGGCCGGTGGGCTCGGTGCCGTTGCGCTTGAACAGCTCCAGCACGGACGCGGTCACCTGTTCGGTGAGCTGGCCTTTCAGGTCCGCCATGGTCCTGTTCGTGGACGCCTTGTAGGCGTCCATGTAGGCAGTGAGCTTGGTGGTGAACTCGCCGGAGTTGATGGCCCTGGCTGCGTCCTCCGGTGAGGTGAGCACCGTGTTGACGTACTCCTCCCACTCCGCAGGGGTGGTGGGGTCCGCCTTGGGCTTCAGGTCGGTCATGCGAATGCTCCTTTCAGGGCATCGCGGAGCCCAGCAACGGCGGACACCGTGAGGGGCGTGGTGAGGGTTGTGTCTATGTCATCCAGGGATGTGTCCCCGTTTTTTGCACGTGCGGTGAATATACCGAGGTCCAGGCCATTGGTGGCCTCTTCCTCGATCTCTTCCTCGGTGGCGCCAAGGATCCGGTCAGCGAGCTTGGCGGCCACCGCCTCTTCGGCGTTGTACCAGGTGTCTCCGTCGCTCATGATCTCGCGCCACTCCGCCACCGTGCCGCCCGTCTTGCGGGCGTACATCTTGGCGATGTTGTCACTGAGCATGTCCAGCACGTCAGCCATGTCGCGCAACTCCGCGGGAGTGCCGAACACAGGCGCGGCGCCATCGTGGATCATGGTCACGGCATTGTCGGCCACCACCACCTCATCGCAGGCCATCAGGATGAAGCTGCCCGCGCTGGCGGCCACGCCATCGTTGTAGCCGATCTTCTTACCCCCGGTGTACCCCGCAATGGCGTTGAAGATGGCCGAGCCCTCGAAGATGCTGCCGCCGCCAGAGTTGACGTGCACTTCCAGGTCGCCGGTCATGCCGCCCAGCGCGTTCACCACATCGATGGCCAGGATGCCGTCCCATCCGCCGATGGCGTCATAGATGTAAAGCTCGGCGTTCTTGCCCTCCACCGGGGCGGTAGCGCGGAAGCCAGGCTCGGGAAGGTCCATCAGTCCGGCCATGAGCGAAGAGTCCAACTTGCCCAGGTTGGTGCACGCCATGGCGCGCGCGCTGAAGACCTTCGAGCCCACCAGATCGGCCGCGCGCTGAAGCTTGGGATTCATCTCGTTGGTTGCCTTTCCGCGCTTGACCACCGTGCAGCGGCAGTTGCTGCGTCCCTCGCATTTGGCGTACCCCTCGCCGCCCGGATAGTCGGCGTACGCCTGCTCCCGGTTGCGGTAGAGCTTGCCGTCGTTGTCCTTGCAGGGCTGGCAGGTGTTCTCGTCGATGTGTGCGTTGGCGACCCAGCGCTGTGCTGCCTGTGGGTTCACGCCGCTTCCTCCCGCTCACCCGAGGGAGGTTCGTTGACAGATGATTTGTCAATCTGTCCATCTGGCCTGGGTTCCGGCCTGGGCTCCATCGTCAGCGGCGGCAGGTTGCACAGTTCAGCGGCATCCGCCGACTTCACCCCCGCGCCTATCAGGGCCACGAACTGCTGAACGCTGGCCGTCTTCTCTGCCAGGGCCTGCACCCGATCGGCCGGTACCGGATTGGAATGCACGAACCACACGTGTCCGAAGCTGTCCGGGTTGGGATCCCAGCCGGGGAACTGTGGAAGGAAGTCGTTGTTGAGCAGGCCACGCCAGCGGTTCAGGCGGGGCAGGGTGAGGGTCTCGCCGAACCACGCCTTGGCGGCGTCCGCTGTGGCGCGGTTGATGTCGTCCACCACGCCCACCGCGAACTTGCTGATCCCGAAGGCCAGCAGCACGGTGTCCCGGTTGAGGTTGGCCGTTTCCACGAACTGCATGTCGCGCATGTTGAGTGGCTTGACATCCTGCCACTCACCGTCTTCCAGGAAGGCGGTCTTGCCCGCGTTGGCCGGTCCCTTGTGGTCGTAATTGAACCGCTCCACCAACTGTTCGAATTCGGCATCGTTCATCTTGCGGGACAGCTTGACGATCCCACCGGGGCGTGCGCCGTTGCGGAAGAAGTTGGTATTCCACTCCGCGCTCATGCTGGTGCCGGCCACCTGCTGCATGATGGTCTGCACCGGGCCGAGACCGCGGTACGGGTCCAGCGGGGAGGGCATCCGGTTGAGCAGCACGTCCTGGCGCTTGAGCGGCACCTCGTGCCCGTCCGGCCCGCAGTAGATGTAGCCCACCAGGAAGTCACGAGGATCGGTGACCACCACCATACGATCGGGGCGCGCCACCCACAGTTCGGCGGGCATCCCGCCGATGCGAGGCATGACCAGCCATCCTTCGCCGGTGAGGTCCACGTGCTGCTGGCCGCTCTCGAAGGTCTCCGCTGTGGTGTAGAAAGCGTTGGGACGGTCAAGCACCACCTGGGCGGGGTGGCGGGGGACGTGCGCCACGTTCTTGGTGCCGCAGGGCTCGCCGTCCGGCTGTTCGAACTCGCACACGCTGCCCTGCTTGCGGCGGTGCAGGTGCCAGGTCTCGGCGGCCACGCTGGTGCTGGTGCGGTTGACGATGGAGAACAGGGTGGCGGATGCGCCCATGGCGTCCATCTGGCCGGTGACGCCGTACTTGCGCCCGGGTCCGCCGTACCAGTTCTGCTTGCTACCGGTGTAGGGGACGGGTGCGCGGTTGATGAGGGAGCCCAGCAGACTCCTCACTGCTGGTCACCGATTTCGTATTCCCGGACTACGGCTTCCAAACGATGAACAGCGGCATCGTCGCTGGCGTTGATCTCGTTCACGAGAAAGGCGGCAACGTCAGGATCGATGATCAGACCCAGACAGACGTCATCATCCGCTGGCCCGTCCCTCCACTGAAAGTAGAGGTTGCGAGGGTTCTTCCTGCCCTGGCGCAGCTTCACCGTTCACCGCCGGACAGCGCTTCCAGTACGAACAGCGAGACACCCACACCCACCCAGCCGGCCACCGGATGCGCCTGGAACAGGCCTACGTCGATGGCCGCACAGGCGGAGGTTTGCATCACGGCGGAGCGGGCACGGTGCCACGAGGGCAGCTTGCGGGCCAGGAGAGTGACTGCCCGTAGTGTGAGGGACTCGCGGCGGGTGCGCACGCGGGTGGTGCGCTCGTTACGCCAGGTTGCCGCGATGGTCACGCGCGCATCGTACATGATCAGCGCTTGAAACGGTTCAGTGTGTCATTCTGATGGTTGCGAGCGGCGCGCCAGGACTCGGCCGCCATAAACGCGTAACCGTGCCATCCGACTTGGGCGCTACGCTGCGCGCCGCTCAGTCCTCAGTTGCTGTCCCCGGGTCGAACGTCAGCGTGACCGTGGTGAGCTGATCATCCACCGGCACGGTGGCGCCGTTCTGCCACTTGCTCCCCTGCTCACCGCCGCTGATCCGGGCGGCCAGGGGAGCCGGCACGGGCACGCGCCACGCCTCGCCGGACGACCCCAGGGGTTCGATGTCCTCCTGCTGCACCACGAGGTCCGGCCAGCAGGAGGCGAGCACGACGCCCATCTCGGCGAGGGTGAGGGCATGGTCGCTGGTGCAGTCCACGCGCATGGTTACCTCCACTTCAAGAGATCATCGTGCGGACACGACGTGTTCCAGCTCAGGGCCGTCAGTACAGCCCACCATCCCGCGCAGTAGATCAGATTGTCAGGACCACGCACGGGACAGTACATCGCCCATACTCCGTCGGGACTACGTGCGATGCGGTGAGTGTGGCGATCAACAAGCATCCATCCCTGCATGAGTCTACTATAGCCGACCTATGCCCACCGCACCCGCGTGATCCCGTGCAGATCCATCTCCGCCACGGTGTATCGCATGGCATCGCAACCATCGTCGTTCTCCTTCAACGGCTGCTCCTTGATCCGCCCGTCCAACCAGATGTACCCGCCGATCTCCTCCGCCGTGCAGGTGGGCTTGCGCGCGTCCGCCTGCGCGTGGTCGCGCTCCACACATGCATCCTTCATGATCATCAAGCGTGGCTTGCCCGTCTCGTTCACCTTCAGCCGGCTGGCCACCGCCTGGATCCCCTCGCTGACGGTCTTGTTGGCGGGGATGGTGCCCACTCCCAGGTGGCGTTCCAGCGTGGCCCGGTCCTCCGCGTCGTGGTCGGCCACGATGGCGCGCGGGCGCGGGGTGTCCTTGGTGAGCTCCTTGATCTGGCGGGCATGGTCCTCCACCAGCCGCTTGGTGCGGTAGATCTCCCGGTACAGGTAGAGCCGGCCGTCGGGATCGATCACCCACTCCTGCCAGACGAACGGGTGGATGAAGCCGAAGTCCACCGCCCACAGCCGCGTCCAGTCGCGCGGGGGCTCGAAGCGCGGCACCAGGTGGGTGGCATCCTGCCACCCCTCATAGATCACGCCCTCGGCTGCCGCCCAGATCCCCTTGCGTAGCCGCAGGTGACGCACGCCGGTGAGATCGTCCAGCTTGGCCATGTACGACTCGCCCTCGGGCGTCTTGCGCACATAGCCGGAGCGCACACCCTGATACGGCTGGGCGCTGGGAGCGTCCGCGGTGCATTCCTCGAAGTAGCGGGGGTTGTCCTCGTGCAGGCTCACCAGGTGGTGGGTCTTGCCGGCATCACAGCGCTGCTTCAGCCAGTGAGTGGGCTGCTGGGGGTTGGCGTCCGCTGCTAATTGCTGAAAAGAGGTGACGCCATTGCGCAATCGCGTAGTCAGTGCCTCCCATTCATCCACCTCCAATTCGGTAGCTTCTTGCACGAAAATTATGTCGTATTCTGTAGACATTACCTTCATGGGGTTATCCATTCCCCCCAGTGCAATTGAGCTACCATTTGAATAGCGATATTGGGCAGGCTCTCGCCTGCTCCCCCCAAAGAATGTAACCGTGCCATCAAGCATTGCTTGTGTCGCGACATCAGACTCATAGGTCTTGATGGCGCTAGCAGTAAGGGAGACGGCGGTCTTGCGGATCACCAGGGCGCGCACCTTGGGAGTGAGCAGGCAGACCAGGTGGATCTTCTCCAGGGCGGCACGGCTCTTGCCAGTTCCTGCTGGGCCGGCAATCAGCACTTCGCCCCCGCGGTAGCGCAACAGTTCGGCTGCGGCACCACGGGGGCGGAAGTGATGGATCAGTTCGGTGGCAGTTGTCACCTAGCGATCATGCACTGGCCAGCGCCTCAGCGTGTGCCCACTCCTGTGCGGTCTGTGGGGTGATCCACCAGGGGATGCGCGGTCCGCCGATTTCCTGGATGCGCAGCGCTCCGGTCTTGCTGATCTCCGCCACTCGGCACTCTCGGACGGGGTCACTGGTGAGGGGGGCGCGGTAGCCGATGCGGTCGTTGATCTGGAAGTTGCTCGCCTTGTTCATACGTCTACTATAGCAGAGCTATTAGCAGGCTGGCAACCCACACACCCCAGAAGATGTGCCACGCCTGATCCAGCGCCCACAGGCCCGTGGTCAACTGCGGGTTGTCGTCGCGGCCGGCCCGCGGCGTCCCGAGTGCGGCGAACCGCGCCTTGCCCGGGATCCACGAGGCGATGCGCTTGAGCGGTTCACGCCGGTCGGCGAGGTAGTGGGTGACGCCAGAGACGGCCAGACCGGTCAGCACGCCGGCCGTGCTGAGGTGCAGGTTGAGCGCCCAGGAAGCCGCCAGGAGCAGCGCCACCTGGGTCATGAGGTAGCTGATCACATGGAGTAGGCAGTGCAGCCGTCCGGTCGATCCCGGATCCCCCTTGTGGCGCGCGTCGGTGTCCGACTGGACCCAGTAGTCCCCCACGTGATGGGCGACGTAGAGCGTGATGGCGATGGCGGCGAACTGCCCTGCCATCACCGACCATCCAGGATGTCCAGGATGGTCTGGCCGTACGTGTAGTGGGTGGCGCTTTCCAGCCAGTCGGCGGCCACAGCGCGCAGCTCCGCCTCCACGCTGGCCGGCAAAGGCGTGTGGGTGGGTTCGGGGGCGAGGATCTCGCGGATCTTCTGGAGCTTCTCTGTGTCTGTCATACCTCTACTATAGCAGAGAAAGAGATGAGCGCAAGGGGTTGTGCCAGCCCGTACAGGTCTGCTATAGTATGGGTACAAGCAAGCGAGAGCTACAGAGGAGACAGAGATGGCGAAGTACACGGTCACCCAGGTCAACGGCGAGACCAGCGGCCTGAACGAGGCGCGGGAACGGCGCTCGATCACGGTGGACGAGAGCCGGGTGGACTTCATCAAGACGGAGATGCGCCACGACATGCGCACCAACCCCGCGCACTCCAGCGACTGGGTCAAGGTCACCCCCGCCTGATCAGCACCGAGGGGGCCGGCATGGCGGTGCCGGCCCCCTCGCGATCATTGCAGATCTTCGGTGATCACCTTGATGCCGGCGACCTGCGCGCCGGGTAGCACCTCACTCACCGGCACCCACACCACCCCGACATCCTCACCGTCGTAGTGCGCAGCCTTGTCCCCCAGCAGGGCGCCGATGCTCCAGTGACAGCCGGCCGCGTCGCGCACCTGAAGCACTACTCGCACACCATCCAGGCGCACTTCATACGTGGTGGTGGGGTCGCTCATTGCAGATCTTCCGGGGCTACGCCCTCCACCGCTGGTGCCTTCGCTTTCAGTCCGCGCCGAGCCAGTTCCTGCACGTACAGCTCCTGGAAGCGTTCTGGGTACTCACGCGCCAACCGCCCCAGTGCGCTCACCCGCGCGGCGTTACGGTCGGCAGTGGAGTCGTAGCGGGCGGCCAGGCAGGCCGCGCACGGTCGCTCATCTCTGCGCCTATGCGCGTGATAACCAGCCGACGTGCCGCACTTCACTGCAAGTCCTCAGGCGCCACACCCTCCACCCGGTACGTGGTGGTGGTGTTCATCTCCCCCGACACCTGCAAGCGAGTGGGCAACTGACCCATCTCCTCCGCCGCCTGTTTCGCCACCTGAGCAGCCAGGCGACCATCGATCTCCATAACCGTCTCAACATTGCCGGTGATCGGATCGACATCGCGCACCACCTTGCCGGCCGGCGTCACCTTGGGTGTGGGCTTGAGCGCCTGGGCGGCGATCTCCTCGTACATGGCCAGGCGGTTGTGCTTCTTGGTGATCCACAGACCGGCGAACTGGTCCGCCATGTTCTCGCGGATCTCCTGGATCTCCACGGCGTAGCGCGCCTTGAACTGTGCGATGGCCGGCTGGCTCACTCCGTAGCGCTCCGCGATCTGCGACTGGCTCTCCTCGCCCAGGGCCAGCGCGCGCATCACCTCCATGCGCTTAAGGCCACCGAGCTTGCCGCGATCGGCGCGCGTGGAGCCCGTCATCCGGAGTCTCCACTCCGATAAGGCAGCTGATAAGGGTTATCCACAGGGTTATCCACAGGCTGTGGATAACCTCGCTCGGCAGCGTCCGCGTGAGTCAACACCCATCGATCACACGCCGAGCCGTCATCGGTATGCCCGATGTACCCCACGGACAGATTGAACTTCACCGATCGCCCATGATCGCACCATCCATCACCAAGAGGATGCGGATAGGACAGCTTGGTGACCTTCAGATCAGCCTCACTCACCGAACGGCCCCCTTGAACGCTTCCAACGTGCCGTACCGCCGGAAGAAATGACTGGTGCTCCATGTCCACATGGACGACCACGTGCCATCCGTCCGGACAGCTACCGCCCGTTCCACTCCGCGCTGCATCCGTACCGCCCACTTCACCTTGGGGCTGGCGCTCGGCCGGCCATGTGTGGCGTGCGGCTCCCAACCCTCGCTCATGGTGAGCCTGGTGGTCCACCCGTGGCTCATGGCGTACATCTCCAGATCGGTCACCGGGCGCGGCACGTCCAGGGTGAGCACCGACATGTCACTGTGCCGCAGAGGGGCGGGGAAGGTGGGCACGGGCGTGGCAACGAGCCCGGTGGCCACCTCCCACTCAAGGCGCATGGGAAAGCACACCAAGGGGCTGTTCATGACTTCACCGCATTGTCCATGCTCACGTGACCAGCCCAGTTAGTTGATCATCGCTCATCTCGGCATAGCCGACTGTGCTGAACAGGCGTTGAGCGGGTGGATCTTCGAGGTATTGAACCGCTCGACGTAGAGCGTCATACGAGTAGCGGGCGATCAGCCGGTTGCACGTATCGGCCGACAGCGAGCCAGAGCAGGTCAACCCCCGCACCGCGTGCGCGTTGTTGCCGATCAGGTGGTTATGATCCACCCCGAGACGCCGGCCGCCCTTGCCCTTCGGGTCGTCCGGGTGGATCCCCTTGGCTTTCTGGCAGATGTAGCACCGTCCCAGTTGCGCGAGGTACAGCGCGCGGTACTGGGCGGGAGTGATCCCGTAGGCCTGCCACGCCTTGCGGTAGAACGCCCGCCAGGCGGCTACCACCGCGGGGGGCATGTCTCGTGGTGGTAGCCAGTCTCTGGGAGGGTAGGCGGTGCTCACTCGCCTGCCGCCTTGATCCGGTAGTGGGTGCGCTTGCGCTTGCTGAGGAACTCGCGGCCTGCTCGCATCACCATCGTGTCCACCTGGCGGAGCTCGGTCTCCAGATGCCCCTCCTTGGCCATCCGGTGCAGGTGACTGATGATGCTCTGCGGGAGGATGTGGAACCGGACGGCCGCCTTCTCGGCGAGCACGGTCCCGTCCTGGAACTCGGCGCGGTCCAGCCGGTCCCAGATGAACTGCCAGGCCTCCATCATCCGGCCGCCCTTGGCGCCCAGCCGATAGGTGCCGGAAACGGGTGCCGGCCCGTTGAGCATGGTGCGCGTAGTCATAGATGTACTATGCCTCACTGAGAGCATCCACGCAAGCCTGGCAGTCCACCAAGGTCAGATCGTTCAGCAGCCGCCATCGCTTGATCCCCGCCGTGAAGTCGGCCAGGCAGGCGGGGCGGTTGCCGTCCTCGGGGTGGCGCGCATGCGTAGGGGCCGCAATGATCCAGGCCTTCCAGGAGGCCGGACCGGTGCGCTCCGTCTGCCCGTGCACCAGACCCAGCCGCAGACACTCGCTCACCACCCGCCCCAGAGCCCCCAGGGGGAGATTTCCGCGCGCCCGATAGGTGTTGTGGTGGGGGTACACCTCCACGCCCGTCTCCAGCCCTCTCAGCAGGCGGGCGACATCCAGATCACTCACCCCCCTCTGGAGCCGGGCGTACGGATGCAGACTCTCCGGCTCCGCGGCGTGCGCCCCCGCCCGGGCGATGATCGCGTGGTCCCGTTCGCAGGCGGGCACGTGCCGGGTGACGTTGCCGGTCTCGCGGTGACAAAAGGGGCACTGTCCGACATGAGGGGCAGTGCTGGGCTCGATGCTGGCCATAGCTCGACTATAGCAGAGCGGCCCGGCAAGGCACCAGAGTGGCCCAGATACCCGAACATCCGGGCCGGGCCCCTGAGCTGCGAAAACAGCCAGAAAGCGCCCCCCTGCGGCCCAGATGGCCCGGGTCTTGCGGAGTTCGGTTAGAGATTGCATATATGCCTTCTACTCACTCTCTATTTACCTCCCTACTGTGTTTTATCTGGGACAGCTGGGACAGAAGAGGGTTGAGCAGGAAAAACTCTGGCCCGGATCCTCCGTCGGATCCGGGCCAGAGCTGGGACGGAGCTGAGTATCTGGGACAGCTACACCACGCTGGTACCCAGGCCCTTGATCATCCGCACCCGCTTGCCCTGTACCCGGGTGCGGTCCACCACGAGCCCCGGGACCTTCGCACGCACATCCCGGCTGAACACCTCCTTGGTGGTGCTGTCCCGCGTGCGGCCCTCCCCCTCGCACCAGTTCTGGTACTTCAGGTACAGATGATCGAGAGAGATCTCATGCTCCGGCCCCACCTCGCACCAGTCCTCCAGAAATGCCCCGATGGGGTCCGACAGTCGACGCACTGCCTCAGCCTCGGCCAGGCCGGAGTCCGGCGCGCTGAACCGTCCCCGTCCGTTCAGCCGCTCCAGACCGTCCAGCGCCCAATTGAGGATGCCGGGCAGCTCCCCCAGCAACTTGTCCGTGAGCGAGATGTCCTCCCGGCCGTAGAAGCTCTGGTCGAACTTGACGAAGATCATGCGCCCCCCCAGCGCCCCCGACCGGTCGGAGAAGGTGGGCGTCTCGTTGCTCATCAGCATGAAGCGGGTACCCAGCGTGCCGCGCCAGGCCGTGGTGTTCTTCCGGTTCACGCTCATGGCATCCTCGCCGATCACCCCCAGCAGGATGGGCACCGCATCGGCGATGCTGCGGGAGTGCCAACGCACGTCACCGGCCACCGCCAGGGCGGCACCCACCAGCGGCTCCAGCCCGAACGTACCGGGCAGTAGGTTGAGGTTCAGGCCGGCCACGTTCTCCTTGCCCACCATCGCGCCCAACACCCGGGCGATGGTGCCCTTGCCGGAGCGTCGCCCACCGATCAGCGCGGCCATCTTCTGCTGATCGGTACGCCCGCTGAGCACGTACCCGAACCACTCCGCCAGGAAGTCCTTGGCCTGCTGATCGCCGGGCAGCACCTGCTCCAGGAACGCCTCCCATCCGGGGGCGCCCGCCTGCGGGTCGAAGTCGAACGGCAGGCTGAACAGGTTGAAGATCCTCGGCGTGTGCGGCATCAGCTCACGAGTTCGCGGGTCGACCACCCCGTTGCGGGGAGCCAACACCCGATCTTCATCGCCCAGACGTTGCAGGTGGCTCACCCCCAGCGCGTGCACCAGATGGCTCACCTTCGGCCGGGTGGGTGCCCATGGCCGACGCTCGAAGCCACCGTCCTTGCCGGGCACCAGATACACCGCGTCCGCTGTCTGCCGGTACAGCCACCGCTCCATCACCGGCAGCTCCTGCACATCCCAGTGCGCCCCGGTCCACTCGTAGAAGTCCCCCCGCCACCAGGCGCGATGCAGTACCCCGCCGGTGCTGTCCATCTGGCTGAGCAACTCCCGGGCCACCCGATGCGGGTCACCCGGCGGGGGCAGCACGTCCAGCGACGCCGCACCCCCCTGCCCGGCCGGGGCGTCCACCTTCACCGCCACCCAGCTCCTACCGGCCTCCGTGGCCGCGTAGGCGCTGTTGATCGTCATCCGATCCTGAAGGTCCGGTTCCGTCCATCCGGTGATCGGCTTCAACGTCTCGATCATCAACTTGGCACACAGCTCCCGGTCCACCCGCCAGGGGAAGTGTGCGCAGGCCATGGCGAAGTTGTTGATCGCCCCGTTGAAGCCCTGCGTCGTCTGCGCCAGTCGCACCCTGGCCGCCTTCACGAAGGCGATCGCCTGCTGTTCGGTGAACTCCCGCTGGGAGTCGTCGAACAGGTCGTCACCGGGGGCCGGCACCGCAGGGGCGGGGGCGGCCTTCCTGGCTGTCATCCGCTCGATCACGAGATCGGGGACCACGTGCTCCACATGCCACTGCGGTGGCGTCACCCACTCCCAGGTGCCCGTGCCGTCCCGGGTGGGCGGGGCGATCGCCAGCCCACCCAGGCCCCGCACGTCCACCTTGGGCGCCACCTTGCCATCCTGGTCGTTGCCGATCGGATGATCCGGGTGTGCCCAGTAGTACCAGTGCTGCCCACCCATCGGGGTGTTCACCACCCCCAGGGGGATGGGTGGTACTCCGTCGAACAGCTCCAGCCAGGTGGCCACTCCGTCCGGCCCGTCCGGATCCACCACCACCAGGTTGCTCTTACCGCAGTCGATCAGGATGCCGGCGTGCTCGTGCGGCTGGCCCGGCCCCCACCAGGCGTAGATGTCCGCTTTGCTGATGGTGGACATTTCGCGCCAGCGGCCAACCGGGCGTACTTGCTTCTTGCCATCGGGGCCACGCTGAACGTAAACAGGATTCACGTAGATGCCTGCGGATGCGTAGGACAGGGCAGTCTCGTAAACTGTCACTCGGATGCCTCTTCTGTAGTTGTCATGTCACATCGAGACCCCCGGTTGGCCCCGGGGGTCTCGGACGTTTCAGGGGAAGATCAGGCTACGCCCGGCCGGCCAGAATCGGACTCAGGCATACGGCCGGTTCGTTCATCCGCCTCCACCCGTGCCACTCGCCACTTGACCGGACAGCCGAACGTCAGCGGACCGAACAGTTCCAGTCCTCGGCCGGATGCCCGCGCGATGGTGCCGAACGGGCCGATCACCCGCGCGCCGGCATGCGACTTGGCAACGATCACATACATGATGCTCACCCCCTCCCCATCCGAGCCGGGTGTGGCTGGCTGCGGTACCGCACGACGCACACGCGCTCGCCGCCCGACACCCGCCACACCCGGCACCGCTCCCCCACACCTGCCCCGCAGTACGGGCACACCCGAGTGAGGCTCACCATCGGCCGGCTCATGACAGCTCCACCGGCCAGTCCTTCGGATCCCCGCCCCGGGCGATCCACTCCCGTCGCCGCTCGTCGTCCGGGCGCTCCATGTAGCCCTCAATCCGCGGCCAGGTGGCACCCATTGCCCATTCCAGGGCGCGCTGAGCTGCGTCTACCGACGCGTCCCAGCCGTGCTCGCGAATGTTGTCGTCAAGGCGACGGGTCATGTCCTGGATCTCGTACGGGTCCCTCATGACGTTCTCCCGCGCTCGGGGTGGCTCTTCACGCGCACCCGCGCCACGTACAGACGCTTGCCCTCACGCACCACCCACACCCGGCACTTCTCTCCCGGTCGGGCATCGCACTTCGGGCAGGGGCGCAGCAGCACTCCTCTCGTCGGGGCACTCATCACGCCGGCGCCCATCACCTTCACCCGGGCGGCACTGGTGCGGTGATGTGGTACGGGGCTCATGCCGGACTCACCTTCAACCTGCCGGCCACCGCACGCACCTTGACGCGCAACTTGCGCCCCCGCTTCTTCCAGGTGTTGTCATCCGGCCAGTTGCGCAGGAACCACCAGTTCACGAACATGAGCAGCGAAAAGAACATCCCGAACCAGTACCTGTCCGCCCAGTCCCGGTACACGTCCATGAACAGCCCGGGTGGGGCGAACAGCCACAGCTCCTGATGGATGCGCACCAGGGAACCGAGCACTCGCCCCTCGCGGATCCTGCCCACCACCCACAACAGCAGTGCACCCAGCACCGCCCAGCGCCAAACTGAGGTCACTGCGTCAGCGGCATGAACCAGCGCGCTCATGCGTTCACACTCGCAATCGTCACGCGCTCGGATGCCCGGGTGACCGCGGTGTACAGCAGCCGTCGTGCCAGCTCTCGTGCCGCCTTCGGTCCCTCTCGGCGCTCCGTGACATCCATGAGTTGCGCCGTCTGATCCACCACGTACACGTGCGGCCACTCCGACCCCTGCGCCTTGTGCACGGTGATCACATCGGCGAACGTGAAGGCACCGATCTGGCCCCGGAAGGCCCGGTAGTTCTTCAGCGCAGCCTCGCCGGCCAGACCCTGGAAGCCGTCCGCGTAGGCGAGCATCTGCCGTTCGTGGCCGTCTTCGTCGCGCAGGGTCAAGGTGTGCTGGCCGTTCCCGTAGATCACGTCCAGCACTTCGAACTGCTGGCCGTTGAGGATGCCCATCTCGCGGTTGTTGGTCAGGCACATCACCCGGTCCTCAGCCACCGGCACACCGGCCGGCCGCCCCAGCCGTTCCCGGATCTTCTGCACCAGGTTCCAGCGGGTGCTGTTCTTCCACACCAGCACCTGGTCCGCCTCCATGGCCGCACTCAGGCTCACCCGTACCCGCGGTACGCCCGCCGTCCCGCGCTCGCGGATCTGGGTGGCCAGTCGCAGTACCGGGGACTCCAGTGCCTGGCGGTGCACCTGGATCAGCTCCACATCCGGCACGGCGTCGGTGTAGTACCCCTGCCCGCCGATCGGGGGCAACTGGTGGGGGTCGCCCAGCACCAGCACGGGCACGCCGAAGCTCTCGATGTCGGCGGCCATCTTGGCGTCCACCATGCTCACCTCATCCAGGACGATGAGGTCGGAGTCTGCCCAGGGTGACTGCTCGTTCAACTCGAATCCGGGGCGCCTGAGTTCGGCTTCCAGGGCGGCGATCTGCTCTTGCGTCTCGTTGATGGCACCTATCAGTTCCAGGCTGCCGGACCATCCGGCGGGGATCGGGTCACTGCACTGCGACTCCAGGCGTGCGGCCTCTTCCCGCATCTCCCGTAGCCGCTTGCGCGTGCCGTAGTCCCCCACGGGCCGGTAGACGGCGCTGTGGATGGTGCTGGCCGGTACCCCCTTGCGACGCAGCACGCTGGCCGCCTTGCCGGTGTAGGCACCGAACACGGCGTCCACCCCGAGGGCTTCGGTGATGTGCCGGGCGAGGGTGGTTTTGCCGGTGCCGGCCGCGCCGAACAGGCGGAAGGAATGCCGGAACGGCGTGTCGTACCACCGGCGGATGGCTTCCAGGGCAGCGGTTTGCTCCGGGGTCAGCGTGGTCACTGCGTCACCTCGAATCTCGCTACCGCCGCGTACCGCACTGAGGGCATGAGGGGGTGATCCAGCATCTCTTCGGCGCCACGTGTGGTCACATTGAGCACCGAACGGATAGCCTCCACGGTCTCAGCGCGGGTGTATCGACCGGACTCAAACGCGTGTCGTGCGTTGTCGGCCAGGAAAGCGGGGCGGTCTTCCTGGGCGCTCATTCGGTCACCTCGAAACCGGCCGCCTCGAAAGCGGTGCGGATCAGTAGGGCGGCTTCCTCATTGGTGATGAACATGCGTGGCAACACCGCCATCTTGGCCGCGCCCACAACATCGGGCAGGTTGGTGACGGTGGAGGCCGTGGCGATTGCGGCATCCACCCCGGCGTGACGGGCCGCGTAGGCGTTGTCCGCCCACTTGGCGTTGTAGGCGCGGATCGCCGCCTCCCGCGCCTGGTTGCGTCGGGCCATGGCGTTGGCCGCGAAGGGCCGATCATCGGTAGCTGTCATACCCCTACTATAGCAGATCACATTCCCCGTTGCGCACCCTCTTATTCCCCTGCTATAGTCGACCCATGCCCAAGAAGCCCCCCGCCAATCTCACCGTCCAGACCGCCACCCGCCAGGCGCGCAAGCACGTGGATGCGCTCATGCCGGGCGTCATGGCCACCGTCGAGACGCGCGGATCGGCCGACCCCACCACCCTGGAACACCTGATGGTCACCACGGTCACTTTCCCGGAGAACCACCCTCACGCATGGACCCTGGTGACGGCTCTGACCACCCTGCCAGGCGTGGTGACGCACTTCGCCGACTCGGCCCGCATCGTCATCAAGCGGAAGGTGTGAGCGTCGTGGTCACCGCCACGAATCTCCTCGATCATCTGCGTACGGCGGCCCCCATGTTCGTGTGGCCCCTGGAGCGCTTCTTCCGGGACACCGGTACCACGCCGTACGAGGTAGGCCAGACCACCCCCGCACTACTGAGCACCGTGCGTGGTATCGGCCCGCAGGCCCTGCACGTGTACGCCACCGCCCTGCGCAGGCTGGGCGTCCCGATGAGACAGGAGTGGACCGACTATGGCGACCAATGAGCTGGAACGGGCCGTTATCGAAGCGGCGCGGGCATTCGTCCAGGCGGCCGGCTACGAGGGGGAAGCCGCGCTGGTGGAGGCTGTGACCGCTCTGGACGCCTGGCAGGCCACCCAGGACCCCACCGTCAAAGAGCGCGGCTGGCATGAGGTCGCCGAGGGCGACGAACTACGCGGCAACAACGGCACCTTCTATCCCGTCATCCGCACCCTGAAGGTCCAGCGCGGCAAGTACGAGGTGATCGTGCGGGTGGACGGCACCCCCACTCAGCTCATCCGCCCCGGGCCGCATGACAAGAACCCCACTGCCTGGGTACGCCGCGGTGCGGCCGGTGCCGCCGTGGACATCATCACGCACGTGTTCGCGTCCGGCCCCAACCCCACCGAGTAGAGAGAACCCCGATGACCATCCGCTACGAACCGCAGACTCCGGTCACCATCACCATGGCTCGCAAATGGCTGAGCCGGAACGCCGAGAACAACCGCCGCCCCCGCTTCGCCAAGATTGCCCAGTACACCCGGGACATGCACAACGGCCGTTGGCGCGACACCGGCGACGCCATCCGCTTCGACACGCAGGGCCGGATGATCGACGGCCAGAACCGCTGTCACGCGGTCATCGAGGCACTGGAGTACGCCTGCACTCCGGACTGCACCCACCCAGCCGACAAGCCCCCCACCGTCATCCACCTGAACGTGGCATACGACGTGGAACCGGACGCCATCTTGGTGATGGACACCGGTGCCGCCCGCACGTTCAGTAACGCCCTGTCGTTCGACGGCGTGCGCAACCCCAACAACGTGGGTGCCGTCATCCGCTGGGTCATGATGTGGGACAAGGGTCGATTCACCGGCACCGGTGGGCGGGGCGCCCCCACCCATGCCGAGATGATGGCCCGCTACGCGCAGGATCGCGACCGGTTCGACACTGCCGCCGCTTGCGGCAGGGACGTGCAACTCATAGGTCTCGGCGCGGCCGGCCCGTTCTCGGTGGCGTTCTACCTGTTCCACCGCATCGACGGTGAGCAGACACACGCCTTCTTCGACCGGCTGGTGTCCGGCACCGAGATGACGAAGAACCACCCCATCCTCACCCTGCGGAACCGGCTCATCCGCGACCGGTTGAAGCTCACCCGGCCGCACATCCTTGCTCTGACCATCCGGGGCTGGAACGCCTATCGGGAGGATCGCCTGCTGCCCAACATCGTGGCAGTGGGCGCGGCCAAGCTCACCAACCAGAACATGCCGAGACCGCGATGAGCGAAAGTATGGACCCCTTTATCGAATGCTTGGTGCGCAATGCTCCGCCACTAACGTCGGACCAGATTGCCACTATCGGTCCTCTTCTTCGGGGTGAAAGGATCAAGCCGCCCCAGCTTCCTACATATCTTTACTTCATCAAGTCCGGTGCATACGTAAAGATTGGCATATCGACTGATCCGAAGGCCAGAATCAGGGAATTGAGCACCGGCAATCCCGACCAATTAGTCTTGATTGGGAAACTGCCCTTTGATGACAGAACCGATGCCGGCATGGAAGAGTCCCGCTGGCACGCGAAATTCGAGACAGAGAGAGTCAGAGGGGAATGGTTCCGGATAACCCCTAGGATTCTTTCCGCAATAAGTGAGGCAATTCGATGACGCTTACCTTGCGCTCGTATCAAGAGCAGGCCCTGGAAGCTGAAGCGCGTCACCGTGCCGAGCATCCCGATGAGACCCGCCTGGCCATCGTCATGGCTACCGGACTGGGCAAGACCATCGTGATGGCGGAGCGGGCGCGTCGGTTCCTGGAAGAGGATCAGGCACACAGGACTGAGATCATGCGCGCCATTCCCGGGACCGTACAGCCGGACCGCGCGCTCATCCTCGTGCACACTGACGAACTTGCCCACCAGGCAGAAGCCAAAGTACGCCTGGTGGCCGGCGACGCATGGACTGTCGGCGTGGTGAAGGCGGAGCGCGACGAGACCACCGCGGACATCATCATCGGCAGCGTGCAGACCCTGGCGAATCCGCAGCGCCGGGCGCGCGTCGAGGACGTGGGGCTGGTGCTCGTGGACGAGTGTCACCACGCCACGGCGGCCAGCTATCTGACGATCATGCGACACTTCGGGTGCTTCAACTTTGTGTGCAAAGACGACTCTTGCCGCTGCGACATGACGCCCACCCCCGCCCTCGGCTTCACCGCCACCCTGGAGCGCGGGGACGGCCAGGGGCTGGGCAGCATTTGGCAGAACGTGGCGTTTACCCGTGACACCTCCTGGGGGGTGCGGCACGGCTACCTGGTGCAGCCGGTGGGGTATCGACTGGAGATCGACCCTGCGGACCTTGGCGGTGGCGATCGCAGCATCGTCGATCGCTGGACCACCGCGTCGGACACGCTGGACAAGCAACTGATCGATTCCATGGCCCCCGAGAAGATCGTGGAGGAGTGGATTCGGCTGGCCAAGGATCGCCCTACCGTGGCGTTCATGCCGCTGGTGCGGTCAGCCATGGCGCTGGTGGACGCTTTCGAGGATGCGGGTATCGCGGCGGGGGTCATCTGGGGTGCCATGCCCGATACTGACCGTGTTGCCACGCTGCAAGCCTACGAGCGTGGCAATATTCAGGTCATTTGCAACGCCATGGTTCTCACCGAGGGCTGGGACTCCCCCCGCACCAAGTGCGTGATCGTGGGTCGCCCCACGAAGTCCCGCGCTCTGTTCGTCCAGATGGCCGGCCGCGGACTGCGCCCTATGCCTGGCATCCCCCATGAGGATCAGGACTGCATCGTCCTGTGTGTGGCGGACAGCACCACCGACCTGTGCACCATCGCTGACCTCAGTGACAAGCCCCTGGACCGCAAGGCCACGGGGGCGCTCACGGCCATGGAGGATGCCTGGGACATCGGGGCCGCGCTGGAGCAGGAGGCCCGGCACTGGACCGGCAAGGTGGACGCCAAGCAGTTCGACCCGCTGGTGGTCCGCTCCAGCAAGGTATGGCGTACCACCAAAAACGGCACGTACTTCCTGCCGATCAGCAAGGACCAGGACTACATCTTCGTGGTGGGCACGTCGATCTACTCGTATCGGTCACCGCAGGCCAGCGGGCGCTGGGCGACTGGGCGCGCCACCCGCCTCCACAAAGACCTCCCCGATCTGGAGCTGGCCCTGTCCATCGCCGAGGACGATGCGCAGGAGCGCGGCGGCGATCTCGGCAAGCTGCTGGCGGACAAGAACCGTGCCTGGCGCAAGGAGCGCCCGTCCGAACAGATGCTCGCCCTGGCCGAACGGCTGGGGCTGTCCTCCGAAGTAGAGCGGATCATGAGTGCCAGGGCGGGCGGCAAGGCGGGGAAGGTGTCGGATCTCATCGCCAGGGTCACGGCGTCCCGCGCGCTCGATCCGATGGTGGCGAAGATCAGGGAGGCCGTCCATGCCGATCACTGAGCAGCTCATCCTGGCGCTTCAGGCCAGGCTCGGCACGGCCGCCGTGGACGAGGCCGTGCGCGAGGTGCGGGAGAAGATGCCCCCGCCCATCACCGCAGCCGACCGGGCGCGGTTCTGCGGGTGCGGCCACCCGGAACAGCACACCGACGGCAACCCTCGATGATGGCAGAGATGTTCGGTGGCCCCATGGACGGCTACGTCCAGGCGGTGCCTGACTTTCAGCAACCGCCACCGCTGTTCCACTTCCCCTACCTGGATCGCCGGGCACGGGGTGCGGCCCGTGACCCTGGCGACCCCTCCTACGAGCCCCTGGTGCGCTACCGGTCGATCTACCTGCCGGATGAGTGTCGGGCAGGGCGTTACCGCTACGCAGGAGACGAAAGGTGCTGAGCAGTTGACCGAACAGCCCGATGACGAGCAGCACGATTGCGTACCTTGTCACGGTGAGGGGGCATTCGTCTGCCGGGATGGATGTCACACGCTGGAATGCGACGAATGCGATGGATCCGGTCGTCTGTGGGCGGACGATTCCCCGGTGCCGGCCGATGAAGTGAGGTACCTGGGATGACCGTGACCGATGATCTGTTCGAGGATGCCGAGGCCCCGCCGAAATACGGGCTCACCCCTGATCAGGCGTACTACAAGTTCCCTCCACCCCCCGGCGTCGAGATCCCCAAGGGTTGGCGCGGCTGGAAGCGGATGACCAACCTGGTAGGCGCCTTCAGTGATCAGCGCGCTCTTCAGCTCTGGTTGGAGCGCCAGACGCTGTTGGGGCTGCTGGCGAATGACGGCACGGTGTTCGACGAGTTGGCCGCCAGCGGGGTGGAGCACCTCTCCCCTGATGAGCAGCGGGACATGCTGGAGAAGTTCGCCCAGGCGGCCAGGGATGCCGTGGGGGCGGACGCGGCCGCACGGCGGGGCACGGCCAGGCACACCATGCTGGAGACGTACCTGACGCACGGCCGGCAGTCCGGGCACCGCCGCATGCAGATGCAGATGGAGTCCCTGCTGGAAGCCATGGAGCTGCACGAACTGGACTTCATCCCCGGCTGGAGCGAGCGCAAGGTGTGGCATCCGTCCGGCGGCGGCACCATGGGCACGATGGACGCCCGGGTGATGTGCCGGCGTACCGGCCAGGTGGGGATCATCGACCTGAAGACCCAGAAGAAATTCTGGACCTATCAGGAGATTTGCGGCCAGCAGTACGGGTACGACTCCGCCCCGTGGGCATGGGAGGGTCCGCCGGACGACACCGGTCACTGGGCGGTGAACCCGGGCAATGACCTGCTGGGCGTCTCCGAGGACCTGGCCGGCAAGCGGGTGGCGCTGCTGGCGCACATGCCGCAGACACCCGGCCCGGAACAGTTGCCTGTTCAGATCCATGAGGTGGACCTGGAGTACGGCAAGAAGGTGCTCGACACGGCGGCAATGATCACGGAGCTGCGGTCGCGCGGGAAGAGTGTTTCCGCAGGTAGGCGGGTGGGCGCGATTCGTCCGTCATCCGGGGCTTGACACCTAGCGTAGGTGCGCTATAGTAGACCTCAGCAACACCGAGGGACAGCCAAGACGTTGGATCCTTTACGCGAGGCTCGTCCTTCACCGACCACCGGCCCGGACTGCGTATGCGACAGCCCGGTCCGGTGGTCACCCGAGATCAGCCGAACAACAGTCCCCAGGCGGAAGTGCTCTTAGGTAGCGCACCTGTACTGCGGAGATCTCGGGGCATGGCGGGGTTGGTCCAGCAGCACGGACGCCGGTTTTGCGCAGCCGGAGACCCAGGTGCAAATCCTGGCCCCTGCCCGGTTCGCCGATCGTGATCGGAGCAACCGGGCGCGTCCCGACAACGCACCCGGGGGTCACGGGAAGGTCGGCGGGGCGCCGCTGTCGGGCGGTGCGGCACGGTAGCTCAGTAGCATCAGCGGCAGCCCTGGCACGGTCGCCCCGGAAAGTGCGGGCGGCGTTCGAATCGCCGACAGGGCGCAGGGCGGAGACGGTTGGTCGGTAACGGGTGAAGCCTTGAAACAGACCGTGGAACCGACAGGGACGGCGCTTCACACTCTGCCGTGACGGATCGGAGAGACGATCACGAGGGGCGGGCGGGACGTTGGGTTTGTTACGCGATGCCCGTCCCTTACCTGTTCCGTGTAGCTCAGTGGACAGAGCACCGCCTACCTGATGGGCTCCCGGGGAGCCCAGATGACGGCCCGGATTGATCACCCGGGAAGCGCAGGTGGAGGTCGCCGGTTCGAATCCGGCCACGGACACGCCTCCCTGGCGTACGGAGGTACTGAAGTGCGCAAGTCTTGCCTGGTGAGTGTCCTTCGGGGATGTTCACCAGGGGAGCGCGAGGGGCGGGGGAACCCACCATAGTCTGCCCATAGCGGATCACCCCGGTGAAAATCCGGTGCCGCCCCTCACTCACCCAACCAACCAACAGAACAGCATCGAACGGAGCACAGCAGCACATGAGCGACGAGTTCACCATCGAGATCGAGGACGCGCAGTCCGACTACGTCCGCATCGCCGACCTGGACGGCCGGGACGTGGTGGTCTTCCCCGAGGAGATCGGCAAGGACAAGGGCGACAACGGCGAGATGTACCGCTACCTGAAGGCGGACGTCATCGTTCTCAACGGATCCACCACCGAACTCATGGACACCATCCCCTACGTGGTGTCCGGCATGCGGATGACCAGCCAGCCCCTGGTGAGCAACGGTGAGCGCATGCTGAAAAAGGGCGTGGACAAGCCCTTTGCCGGCCGCATCAACAGCCAAAAGGGCAAGTTCAACAACAAGGCGTACGGGATCACCACGTGGGAGCCGGACGCGGCGGTGCGGGCGCTGGCCAACACCGAGGCGGCCAAGTACCTGCGCAACCGCAAGACGGTGGAGGACGCGGATACCAAGGCGTTCGACTAGAGGCTTTGCAGGCTCCAGGGATTGGTATGGGAATCCCGGCGCAAGCCGGCGTGGTCCCGGCCGGTGAGCCGCACACGGGAAAGGGCACCGCACCCGAGCATGGGTGCGGTGCCCGCCGCATATCGAAAGGGCGGGGCACCGCGTGTCGAAGAGCGGGAGCGAGTTGATCAAGAAGTGGCTGGACGTTGCCCGACGCCAGCACTGGCGAATCGAGCGCACCACCAGCAACCACTGGCGGCTGCACCCACCCGCCGGGCGGCCGATCTCCCTACCCAGCACCCCGGGTGAGGGGCGCAGCACCGCCAACAGCCGCGCGGATCTCAGAAGAGCAGGCCTGAAAATATGAACCTTCAAGGAATCGAGCGTATCGACCTCGCTCAGGGGCGCGAAGCCCTGTTCGTGGCTGACGAGACGGACCATGTGCAGTGGATCAGGTTGGCCACGGTGATGGAATTCGGCGCCGAGGAACCGCACGTGCCGTTCATGGGGCGGTGTGACATATGCGACGCCAGGCATCACACCACCGCGCACCTCGACCACACCCCGGAGAACGTGCACCCGGCCAACCTGCGGGCGATGTGTCAAAGCTGCCACCTGCGCTACGACCGCGAACACCACGCCGAAACCCGCCGCCGGACGCTCGCCGCCGTGCGGGCCGGACGCGGCGAACTGCCGCTGATCGAGGTGACCGCATGACCGCCCGCGCCCCGATCCCCTTCCGCGTCCTGCGTTACCGCTGCCCCACCTGCCCCCGCACCGCCTCCTCCAAAGCCCGCATGACCGACCACATCGGCCGCTGCTGGACGAACCCCGACGCGCGCGGTTGCAAGACCTGCCGCCACTTCCGGCCCTACGGCCCCGAGTCACCTGACTGGTGCGCCAACGGCGTCAGCCTCGCCGGGCAAGTCGGATGCCAGCGCTGCTACGGCACCCCCGACCCGTTCGGCGGCACCTGCCCGGCCGCCGCAAGCCACGACGGCGACGGCCGCGAGATCAAAGCCGGGCCCATCGTCGGCTGCGACCGCTGGCAGCAGGCCACCGACTGCGGCGACACCGGCATCTGCCCCGACCGGGGCGAATGCACCGACGCCGACTCCTGCCGCCTCGACCGGTGAGCCGAGCCGTCGTGACCGCCGCCCCCGACCACAACCCCACAACCCCGGAGACCAACGTGACCCGCGAACTCGCACCCTGCGGTACCCAAGCCGCCTACCAACGCCACCGCCGCAACGGCGAAACCCCCTGCCGTCCATGCGCCCGCGCAAACAGCCAAGCCCACTACCGCCGCCTGCCGGAGGACTACCCCGGCCAGGCCGCGGACGCGGCGGCCATCGCGCGCTTGTTCGTATCGGAAGGGGTGCGCTATTCGTTCCTGAGTTACGGCGCATTGGCTCTCTGGCGCTGGGGCTTCAAGGCGGAGCGGCTGGCCCGGTGGATTGCGCGGACGCAATCACCGAGGCGCGCCTACGAACACCCGGACTTCCTGCTGGAGCTCCCCGTGGAGGCCATCTGCTCTGTACTGGTGGACCAGTGCTGGACACTGGCCGGCAAGCAGGTGGTCACCGGCACCCGCCCGCAGATCGTCACCCCGGGGATGCTGGCCATGCAGGTGTGGAACCGACCCGGCGTGGTGCGGGGCGGGGATGGGGTGCTGGGATGATGCATTTTCTGAGCACGCTGGACTGGGTGGTGTGGCCGCTGCTGGCCTTGTTCCTCTTCGCGGTCTTTCTGGTGTGGGTGGCACTGTCCGGCGAGCGCCACGCGGACGAGACGCTACCCCCGCGGCCGTTGCCCCTGCCGCCGAAGATGCCCGTGGAGTACGAGGCGCGGCATTCCATCGACGGCCCCACCGCGCATCTACGCAAGATGCCGGCCGGTTTCTGGGTGGTGAAGGATCGCCAGGAGGTGCAGTGGCCCTCACGGGGTTCCTTTCCAGAGTAGCTGTGCTATAGTAGAGATATGTACACCACCCGCGGCCTCATGACCCACGCGGACTACCAGGAGTACCTCAAGGACACAGACCAAGGCTCCATCGAGGTCCACCTTGACGACCCACCCGCCTGGTTCACCCTCACCGAATGTCCCTGCGGTGCACCGCTGAGCGAACACGAGAGCGTCACCGTGCAGGATGCCTCCGGCGAGATCTACCGATGCAGCGAGGGATGGCCGGACCCGGCTCCCGCCTACGATTCCTGGTAGATCATCAAGAACGCAAACCCCCGCCTCTTCCCCGGCGGGGGTTTCTTCTTGCCCCTGATCTTATAGGTCTGCTATAGTGCGGGTATGACGGAGAAGCCGCAGATCAACGCCTGGTACCGGAGCACCATCGATCCGCAGGTGCAGGGCAAGGTCATCGAGATCGAT